CGAACAGAAACCGAACTACTCGCCCGACAACTGGGCGCACAAGGCCCTGCTGTTGATGGATGACGCCGATGCATTGGTTATATTTGCTGCGGTGAACATGCTCGACGCCGATAAATACACGAAGGCGGCAAAGGCTTTTTGGGACGTGTGCAGGATGCTCGCGGATGAGCGGTACAAGCTGCATAACGAACGAAATGAGGGGCTGCCGAAGGCAGTCCCGCTCGATTGACTGGTTAGGGGTTGACTATGCGATACACAGCGGTTTTCAAGTGGACAGAAGGACAAGAGCCTAGAGTCGGAAAGGGCGACGGCTGGAAAGGCGGAGAGCTTTGCGCTGTGAGCTTCAACGATGCGCTTGATGAGTTGCAGCGGTTGCGCGAAGCGGCACAGCACTACTGCGACAACTACCTGCGCGACGAGTTTGACGAGCCGGAACTGTGCTACGACGACAGACACCGAGCGGCAGTGGTGGCGCTGTGGGATGCGCTGGAAACGACCCCTAACGCTGAGGTAACGGGCCTGAGCGCCGCAGGGCGCGAAGGTCCGCGTTGACCGCCGTGTTATGCCTCTGGCTGTGATGCGAAATAATTTGAAAAATGTCTTGACTTCATTCTGATAACGGACTAGACTAGATTCAACGGTAAGGGAAAGGCCCAAACCGAGAACTCAGGAGAAAAGATCATGACCGAGAACCTCAAGAAATTCGCAGCCGCCACCAACAACGAACTGTTCGACGCGGACTACAAGGGCGGCGAGTGGATGGTCGAGGCTGTCGAAACGCACGAGACGCTGGAGCAGTGGGAAGAGTCGGCCAAGAGCTGGAACGAGCGCAGCCCGATGAAGAGCGGCGAAATCGCCGGTTTCCCGTTCCGGGCGTGGAAGCAGGTGCAGGCGGTCAAGGGCCAGCCGCGCCGCGCAATGAGCGTGATCGACTTCGGTGACGTGCGCTTCGCCATCGATGCCGACCTCACGAATTTCTGATGAGCGGCGGAGCACGAGAAGGGGCCGGCCGGAAACCGGCCCCGGAGCACCTGAAAAAGGTGCCGTACAACACCAAGCTCCCGCGATGGCTGCGGGAGTGGCTGACAGCGCCGGAACGCGAGGAAAGCGGGCCGGTGATGATCGAAAAGGCCCTCTGCCGGCTGTACAAGCTACGGCCGCCGGAGGAAGAGGCATAACGCAAAAATCACCGGCGGCTGAAAGCCGTCCGCGTGGATTGACGGGTTATGGGTCTGGAACTACGGAGAAAAATATGGACGAATGGAATGACGCACAAGTGATGCAGCACATTGCAAGAAAAGAAAACAAACAAATAGACGGCGCAAACCTACTGGCAATGCGTTCGCTGGCGACACAGGCAAAAGATAGCGCGGTAACAACGCTCGGCAACATGGATGCGCTTGTGTCGCACTACGTAGCGTTGCAGACCGAGAACATTAAGCTGCGGGCAGATCGTGAGTACATGGTGGAGAGCTTGCGCGATATTTTCCCATCGGCGCACAGGCTGGCGCTTGAGCTTGAGTGCTTGCTTCTGTCCTGCACGGACACGTGCGCGACGGCGAAGTGGTGGGAGTCGGCAAACGAAGCCCTTGAGCAATGGCGAGAGTTTTGCCGCGAGGATGCCGAGACTCATAACGCATAGCTAAGGGGCTGAGCGGCTTTATCGCGTCGCGTCCCGCTCGAAAGCACAGTTATGCAACAACCGGAGGACTGAACGATGGCAAAAAAGATGTGTGAGATTTGCGGAGAGAAGCCCGCAACCGTGCCTGACAGGGAGCGAATGGGGCGGCTCATAAACCGGGTGTGCTCGTCGTGCCACGCGCTGCGACTGGCTGGCGACATGAAGCGCATTCTTGAACTGCACGAGAAGCGCAGGCATGCGCAATTGGGGCATAACGTAGAGCTAACCGGCGCTGCGCGCCACGAAAGGGAGTAAGAGCGATGACGATTGAGAAACCGCAAGACTCAGCAGAGACTACGGGCGCAGCGTCCGTGTTGAGCGACGTGTTAGCAGGCAAACGGTAAATAGGAGTGATGATGGCTGAGAAAGTGGTGATCGGAAACGCGGAACTGTGGCACGGCATCTCCGCAGATTTGATGGGGCACCCAGACGGCGCGGAAGCCGACTTTGTAATGCGTGCATCAGACTGGCGGAAAGTAAGCGTTGTGTTTTGGGCTCAAATTATGAAGGGAGAAAATTTCAATGAATGAAAAAGAACGTTTAGCCGCCTTACGAGCAGTAGGTCAACGTATCGCGCTTGAACTTGAATGTCTAGAGCAAGTAACGATAGCCGAACTCCAGAAGAAGCTTGCCGCCGAGAAGGAGCGGGCCGACTACGCATGGAAGAATACCCAAGTCATTGATGCGGAGAGGATGAAACAGGATGTCACGATAGCCGAACTCCGGCAGAGGCTGGAATGGCAGCCGATTGAAACTGCGCCGAAAGATGGCAGCCTGATATTAATGACAGGAACAAACATCAACTACCCTGTTAATCAGATTTCAACAGGGTTTTTCAACGATCATGGCGTATGGGAGTGTTATGGGGTATGGATAAGCCCTACCCACTGGATGCCACTACCAAACCTGCCCGCACTGGCGGATGGCGAGCGCTACGCCGGCGTCCGCAGATCGCCGATTTAACCCTTTATCAATTCATTCATTTAAGGAGACACCATGTCACCCGCATCCGCACTTAAATCCATTCGCAACCAGATCGACCAGCTGCTCACCGAGCTGGGCAGCGAGCCCAAAGAGATCGCCTTCCCCATCACCATCAGCGCCCCGAAACTCAAGGAGGGTGATCCTGCGTGTCCGGTAATTGGCTGGGTTGATCCTATGGGAAAGTTTGAGGAGAGATCATTTTCGTTCAATCCTGAACCTGGATGGACTACTGTTATCCGCCAATCCGACGCCCTAGCCGCCGTCGCCCAGCGTGACGCCAAGCGAGAGGCCGAACTGATAGCGGATCGGGAGAGATTGCGGGAGGCGCTGAATCGTATTGCATCGTGGCCTGAAGGCGAAACGGTCAGCGGTTCATTTGACGAGCCGGGGTCGGCACAAATTGCCCGTGATGCCTTAGCCGCCACTCCCGCACAGTCCCTGGCAGAGATAGAGGCGAGAGTGCTGGAGGAAGCGGCAACCAAAATAGCCGATATGGATGTTGGAACACTATCTACAGTGGATGACTTGGATGAAGAAATTATCCATAGGGATTGTGCGAATGAAGCCCTAAATGCTTAACATTTCAGCTTTATACCTTATAAATGGAAGTATGTTAGGACAAGCTACCTTTCAAGCAGATTTCACCCCCCATTGTCTGGCTTATTTCTGTCAGACCTGTGGAGAGATTTGGGCGAGGATAATCATCACGGGCGGCGAGGCAACTCCTCACTGGACTATTGAAACCGTCCCCTGTGAGAAGCATATTTGCACTGGAGTGTTAGACTGGAAACGTTACCCAGGCTGTTTGTGCGTTGAATCAACCTGTACCAAAGAACACTTAAGCATTATGCTGTGGGGGCGGGCATTGGAACACCTGCCAGCCGCCGTACTCAAGAGGGAACTGGACCTGACAATAAACCTGTATGACAGAATTCACTCTACCAAAGAACCACGTGTAACACTTTACTACACCTCATAGGAGTCAGCAACATGACAGAGCAATCAGCACTACCCGGCGTCAATGTCCTGCTCATCGGACCTACTGGAACAGGCAAGACCCACAGCATCGGCACTCTCGTAGAGACCGGGATTCACGTCCACTTCTTCGCCTTCGAGGCGGGGGCGGAGAGCTTGCGGGGTTACTACACAGATTCGGGCAAGCCCGTTCCACCAAACCTCCACATCACCACAGTCAAGCAGGCCTCAGCCTCCTGGCTGGAAATGGCCGACGCCGTGAACAAGGTGAACACGCTGAATTATGACACCCTGAAGAAGATGGTGGACCCCCACCGGAATAAGTATAACCAGCTCGAACAATTCCTCCGCACCTTCAATGATGTGGTGGATGACCAGGGGGTGCATTATGGAAGCGTGGATGGATGGGGAACTGACCGTGCTATCGTGATTGACGGGCTGACAGGTCTGGGCGACGCCACCCTCAAGGCCGTGACAGGCGGCAAGGCGGACCGGGATCAGAAGGACTGGGGCCTAGCCCAGAACATTCTGGAGAACTTCCTCCGCAAGGTCTGTGACGGGTGTAAGTGTCACTTCATCCTGCTCGCCCACGTGGATCGCCAGGTCGATGAAATCCTCGGCGGGGTTAAGCTCATGGTAGCTACGCTCGGTAAGGCTCTGCCGCCGAAGCTCCCGCCCATGTTCTCTGACGTAATCCTCGCAACCCGCCTTGGGAAGGAATGGTACTGGGACACCGCCAATGGACAGGCCGACCTCAAGACCCGCAACCTCCCTATCGAAGCGAAGATCCCTCCCGACTTCAAGCTCATCATTGAGAAATGGAAGAGCCGGGGCGGGAAATGAACTGGGCAGACCTCCAGTTCTGGACCATTACCCTGATCATTGTGGCAGTCGCCCTGTGGGAGTATTACCATGAGTAAAGAGTTTATTGGAAACGTAACTGCTTATATTCCACCGACAAAGTCCGGCGAGAAGGGTAGAAGCAAGATTATCGGCGCGGCCTACAAATCAAACGATGGACAAATCAGCCTCGTCATTGATACCCTTCCAATCCCTCAGTCAGGCTGGCAAGGTTGGTGTAACATTCAACAAGCCACAACCTCTACGCCAACCCCAAGAAAACCTCTTGAGTTTGAGGACGACATTCCTTTCTGAATTCAAGCCGACTGGCAGATCGACTTGTCTTAACTCTTCTGCCAAACACTTTTCATCAACCGTAAGGAGATAGTACCATGTTCGACGCACAATCGTTTCTGGATGCAACCATCAGCGAAGTCAATGAGAAGCGCCCGCCACTGCCGACGGAGAGCGGAGATGTCGGCGGGCTGTACACCGCCACGATCGGGGAGGTTGCCGCCAAGTCGGGCGACAAGGACGGCAAGCCCTGGCTGTCCATGATGGTGCCTCTGAAGATTGAGGTGCCGCCGGGACTCCAGGACGCCCTCAAGCTCCCGCCCACCCTCACCATCACTGACCGCGCCTTCATTGACCTGACCGACGCCGGCACTATCGACAATGCGCCAGGGAAGAATCGCCGCCAGAAGTCCTACCGTGAGGCGACCGACCTGAACAAGCCGGGGGACACCTTCTCCTGGCGCCAGCTCACCGGGCGGGTCGTGAAGGTCAAGGTGGACCACGAGCTGTACGAAGGCAATATCCAAGAGCGCATCACCGGCATCTTCAAGTGCTGAGTGAGTAGGTAGTTCAAGTGCAGGGTGGTGAGATCGCCCTGCACTTTTTAGTACCCACTCAGGAGACCCTAGCATGACCACGCACTTCATCGACTGCAACGCAGTCCACATTGCCCCTAACCGTCAGCGCCGAGAACACGATCCCGTCAAACATCAGGAACTCAAGACATCAATAGAGTATGGGCAAGCCGGGCTGCAGAACGCGATTGTCCTACGCCTTGACGGGGACCATTACACCTTAGTGTCAGGGGAACGCCGCCTTCGCGCGGTCAAGGAGATATGGGAGCTGGGCGGGTCCTTCAAGTACGCAGGAGAGCCAGTCATCCCCGGCCTCATCCCCTACACCCCTATCGGAGAGTTATCCGAACTGGACGCGGAGGAGGCAGAACTTGACGAGAACACCCGGCGGTCGGACTTGTCATGGCAGGAACACGCTGCCGCCGTAGCCCGCCTCAGCCAACTCCGCGACAAACAAGCCGCCCTGTCCGGCAAACCCGCCCCTACCCTCGCAGACCTCACAGCCGAGATCGGGGCCTCCCCTTCCCACACTTCTGCTCTGGTCAAGCTGGCTCGCAACCTCGACGACCCGGATGTGAAGGCGGCAACCTCTGTCAAGGAGGCAATGAAGATCATCAAGCGGAAGGATGAGAAGCGGGTGAATGAGGCACGGGCTGTAGCGGTCGGCTCGACCTACAACACAGCCTCCCATCGACTCGTCCTCGGCGACGCCGGCGAATGGCTTGCCGCCAACTCCACCCCTCAGTTCGACATCATCCTATCCGACCCGATCTATGGAATGGGCGCAGATGAATTCGGGGACAGCGGCGGCAGCACGGGCGGCGCCCACTTCTATTCCGACAGCTACGAAACATGGAAAGCCCTGATGCCCAGGCTCCTGTCCGGCGCAACCGCCGCCTGCAAGCCCTCCGCCCATGCCTATCTCTTCTGCGACATCGAGCGATTCCCCGAGCTGAAGCAGCTCATGACCGTCCTCGGATGGGAGGTATTCCGCACCCCCCTAATCTGGTTCAAGCCCGCCGCCTTCCGCGCACCCTGGCCAGACGCCGGCCCCCAGCGCAAATATGAAACAATCCTATACGCCAAGCGTGGCGGCATGAAATGCCAGAAGCTCCGCGGCGACGTCCTCACCTTCCCTCCCGATGAAAACCTCGGCCATAACGCCCAGAAACCTGTCGCCCTATTCCAGGACCTGCTCGAACGCTCTGCCCTGCCGGGGATGTCAGTCCTCGATTTCAGCTGTGGCTCCGGCCCGATCTTCCCGGCCGCCCATGCGCTCAAGCTTTTCGCGACGGGACTGGAGATCGACCCAGCCGCATACGGCATTGCCGCCAAAAGAATCGAGGAGCTCGGCTAAGTGCACGGCGGCTAAACCTTTCCCTGCTGCAGACGCCCTTAGTGCCTTTCCTGTCCTACCACGCCGCTTGTACACTGGAGATAATCATGCCCAATCCTGACCATCCATCAATAATAAACCTTCAATCCTACATGGCCTTGAATCCAGTCAACCCGACCTTGACTACCCTGATTAATAACCTGATCTCTCATACTAGATGGATGGAGTTGTGCGTAGCAAACACCCAGCGCCAGATGCAAGACCTCCAGCAACGGCGGGGGATGTGAATCATGTTGCTGCGAATGGGGATGGGACCGGCTCCGGCGAAGATTATGATTGTTGGAGAGTGCTATAATGATATAGAGGATATGCGAGGGGAGCCCTTTCTAGGAGGGACGGGAGCGGAGCTGGACAAGATGCTTCATGAAGCTGGGATCATGCGGACAGAGTGCTATCTGACTAACCTGTACAATGCGCTGCCGCCGCGACGAGACATCGCAAACCTGATCGCAGTGAAGAAGAAGGACATCACAGCCGGGCATGTCCTCCTCCAAGGCAAGTATGTCCTCCCGGAACTCAAGGCAGGCTACGACGCCCTTCTGCGAGAGATCGACCTTGTACAGCCAAATCTCATCATCGCCCTGGGCAATGCCCCAATGTGGGCATTGACGGGGGAGTGGGGGATACTAAAGTGGAGGGGGTCGATGCTGGAAATGTCTGGCCGCCCGATCAAGGTCATCCCCACCTTCCACCCGGCCACGATCATGAAGGACTGGTCAACCCGCGCTCTTGCTGTGCAGGACCTGAAGCGGGCGAGGGGGCAGGCGGCTAGTCCGGTCTACTCCAAGCCCAACTGGAACTTCATCATCCGCCCCTCCTTTGAGGCAGCCCGGACTGTCCTGGACAGCCTGATAAGCCGCGTTGCTCAAGAGGAACTCTGGATCGACTTGGACATTGAAACCCGCGCAGGTCACATCGCCTGCATCGGACTATCCTGGTCCTCCACCGAAGCCCTTGTAATCCCCCTGATGTGCCTGGAAAACCCGGACGGATACTGGACTGTCGAAGAGGAAGCCCAACTCGTCTGGCGTATCTACAAACTCTGTACCGCCGCCAAGGTGAAGGTCCGCTGGCAGAACGGCCTGTACGACGCTCAATACATCTGGCGCCACTGGCACTTCGTACCACGGGGCGCTCAGGACACCATGATTTCCCAGCATTCCCTCTTCGCCGCCCTCCCCAAGGGCCTCTCCTTCATCGCCTCGATGTACTGTGACTGGTACGTCTACTGGAAGGATGAGGGGAAGACCTGGTCGGCTACTCTCGGCGAGGATCAGCTCTGGTCTTACAATGGCCAAGATTGCATCTATACCCGCGGTGCCGGAGAGACCCTGGCCAAGGTTATCTCCACCTTCAACATGCAAGAAGTCGAGGCGTTCCAGCAGTCCCTCTTCTGGCCGGTTCTCCGAGCCATGCAGATCGGAGTGCGGGTTATTCCTTCCGCCAAGGCCGAGATGGCCATGCTCATTCAAGATGCAATCGCCGCCCGCGAGAAGTTCCTCTTCGATGTACTCGGCTTCTCCCTAAACATCGCCTCCCCCAAGCAGATGATCGAACTATTCTACGGCGACTTGGCCCAGAAGCCCGTGAAGAAGCGTGCTCAAACCCCATTCGGCTATGAGATGCGCCCGACCTGTGATGATGAGGCCCTAACCGAGATCGCTCGGCGGGAACCCTTGCTCAAGCCGGTCTGCAATGCCATCGCGGACCTGCGCACCCTGGGCAAGTTCCTCAAGGATTTTGTGATGATGCGGCTGGATACTGACGGTCGCATGAGATGTTCCTTTAACATTGCAGGAGATGCCGGTGGAAAATCAGCCCCTTATTCTTATCGTCTGTCTAGTTCTGAAAACGCTTTCGGATCTGGTGGTAATCTTCAGACCATTCCCTCCGAGAAATCCAAGTCGTCTGGCAAGGCGGCTGCTCGGGGTTCATTGGATTTTAGCCTACCTAACATCCGTAGTATGTACGGTCCTGATCCTGGCTTCACTTTCTTCGACATGGACTTGGATCGAGCTGACCTTCAGGTAGTCGTGTGGGAGAGCGAGGACGAGATGCTCAAGACCGCAATGCGGATGGGCGCGGACATTCACTTGCTCAATGTATTCAGTCTTGACGGGCAGGACCCGCCTCCACTAGAAGAGCTGGTAGAGACCCATCCACGCTATTGGGACCATCGCGGACCTCGCAAGCATAAACGGGAATTCGCCAAAGTCTTCTGCCATGCGACGAACTACCTTGGCAAGGCCAGGACCGTCGCCGCCCACACTGGCCGCACTGTTCATGAGATCGAGCGGTCCCAGAAGCGCTGGTTCGAAGCTCACCCAGGCATCCTGACCTGGCACAGCAGGGTCATTGAACAGGTCAATCGTAACCGCTTCGTCGAGAATAAGTTCGGATATCGCTGGCATATCTTCGACCGGATCAATGAGCAGCTTTACCCCAAGTGTGTGGCCTGGATTCCACAGTCTACCGTAGGGGGAGTGATCAACCGGGCCTGGAAGAACTTCCACGATAACCTGCCGGAGGTCCAGGTCCTTCTGCAAGTGCATGACAGCCTAGCCGGGCAGTTCCCTACCCACCGCAAAGCCGCCCTCCTCCCCCAGATGAAACAGCAGGCCTCGATCATCATCCCCTACGCCGAACCCCTCATCATCCCGGTCGGGATTAAGGTCAGCGACATTTCCTGGGGGGACGTTGAGTGACCCGGCGGCTTGACAATTGGCTTTCCTCCTATATCCAGTATACGACTGGCACGGAGGCTCCTCGCATCATGCACACCTTCGCCGCCATCACCACGATCGGAGGTGCGCTCCGCCGAAAGGTCTGGATCGACCAGATCCGCTTCAAGTGGTACGCCTCCTTCTACACTGTCTTCGTCGCCGATCCAGGGATTGTGAGCAAGTCCACCACCGCTGACTTGGCGATGGACCTTCTCAAGCAAGTTCCCGGAATCAAATTCGGCCCGGACAATGTAACTTGGCAGAGCTTGGTCACCGCCTTTGCAGGAAGCTGTGAACAGTTCGAGTATGACGGGGTCTATCACCCCATGTCTCCCATCACCCTTCTAGCCAGTGAGTTCGGCAACATGATGAATCTGGCCGACCAGGACATGGTGAACCTGTTCATCACCCTGTGGGACGGGCGGCCGAGCTATGAGAAGCAGACCAAGATGTCGGGGAATGATATCGTGGAAGCGCCCTGGATCAACATGCTGGCCTGCACCACCCCAAGCTGGATCACGACGAATATGTCGAGTCTGGCTACCGCCGGCGGCCTGACCTCCCGGACTATCTACGTTTTCGCGGAGCACAAGGAGAACCTAGTAGTCCGCCCGAAGAACGCTGTCCCCAAAAACATCGCCAAGCTGAGAGAGGACTTGATCCACGACCTGGAGCATATCTCGATGAACCTTGTGGGGGAGTTCTCCTTCACCAAGGCGGCGGAGGACTGGGAGGAGAAATGGTACGAGGAACTCTGGGTCCATCAATACAAGCATGAATTGCCCGACTGGCACAAGGGATATCTCGCCCGGAAGCAAGCCCACCTGAACAAGATCGCCATGATACTGTCGATCTCCGAGGGTGATAGCCTGTGCATCACTCACGAGCATTACGGGGTGGCGAACAACCTCCTCCTGTCCCTTGAATCCGATATGGCCAGGGTGTTTGCGAATGTCGGGCGGAGTGAGGCGGCGATCGAAGCCAACCGCTTGATAGAGATCGTCCACCGAAACAAGTCTATCTCCATGCAGGCGGCTTACAAGCAACTCCAGATGGCCTTCCCTGACGCGCGGGATTTCACTGGCATATTGCAGGGCACGATCCAGGCCGGCTTCATCCGGTTGGAAAGCACGCCAGAAGGGATGGTGCTGAAATGGATAGGGGAATGAGTAATACGGACGGACAATCCGGGGATTATACGGCCGCACCAACCGAGTCCTTAATCACTACCTCCCTCGGTTACTGCTGTATCTGGAAGTTCTTCCAGCTTTTCCCCTCGACCCAGACCATAAGTTATCGCCTGGGAATGGCTCCCCGCACAATCCGGAAATGGAAAGCCATCTCGCGGGAACGGGGGTGTCAGAACTGCACCAACTGCATGAAGGAGATTAAACTACCATGAACGCGACGACCAAGGAAAAGAGAAGTCTGGAGCGCCAGATTCACGACCTCAAGGCGGAACGGGAGGTGTTGCGCTCCGCCCTGCAATCCGAAACCCTCAAGGCAGAATACCTCCACTTCATCATTAAGGATTTGATGCGGGTAGTTTCAATCCGGGTATTCGAGTTCATGCCGAAGACCTTGGGGGATCGGGTCAAGCGTATCCTGATTGCCGACCCCCGCAGAATCCCAGGGATGTATGCAGAGCATCCCTTTTATGCGCGCAGTTCCATCCTCCCTGCAATTCAACGTTCTTCGGAAGCTTGCCGTAAGACTTGAACCATTCCAGTGGTTTTATCTTGTGACCCCTTGCTACTGCCGAACTCAAAGCCATACAAATCTTTAACAATGACTGTCAGGGCCCCCAGCAAATACACAATCAACTCCCTGTTTGCAGGCGGAATGTCTTGTGTAAAGAGAGCCCAGCCAGACACAACGAAAGCAACAAGCGCGCCGTAGGCCAGGATATCCGCTCGAATGTTTGTACGGCCGGCCTTCACATAATCCGCATCGCGTGTCCGAGCACTGTTCCGATCCTGCACAGTCAGCTCTTCAAGTTTAATTTCCTTTTCCTCTAGGAATTTCTTGAAATCCAGTTCAGCCGCCTTGAGCTGGGTAAGCTGTTCCGCCGACAGTTTTTGATTCGAGAGCAGGTCTGTCACCGCCTCCACTGTTTTGTCGCCGAGGCCCAGCTTCTCTGCAATGAAGCCGGCGGCTGCTCCTCCAAGCGGTCCAAGCAGTGCTTGTCCTAATGTAGGTACAAGTCCTTTAATCCAATCAGCACTCATTATACAAGCCCTCCAGAATAACTCGGACCATCGGTCCCAAAGAATGCAGTCAGCACTTTCTGCCTCATGCGCGGATCAAAACTGATATGCACCCACCCTCCCTCCATGATCAGCTGGTCGTACTGGATCACGTCCTTCAAGGCCCTGACAATCTGAAACGGAGTGCCGGCCTCTCTGCAGGTAAAGTCCACCGCCCATCCTTTCGGGTGAGCCTTCCCTGCTAGGTAATCCTGCCAGCTGGTCTTCGCATCCCGCTTGTGACGGACACACCACTTCTGATAGTCCTTCTCACAGAGCACCCGCTCAAGGGCTTCGCACCTGTACCCACTGTCAATGTGGATCGGGCGGCCCCCCAGCACCCTCCGCACTTCCTCCATCTTCTCCGCGGTAGTCCTCATACAGGTCACAATCCCTTCGCTTGGCGAGTTGTCTAGTCCAAGGCGAGCAGCTGTAGAGCTTGCGACAAGTTCGGCAAGACTGAAGTGGGGGCTCAGCATCATTTTGGTCTTCCCATAATCTCGCCCGCTTTTGCAAAGTCGATAACCCCGTGCGAAGCGAGCCAAAAGGCGACGTAAGTAACAGCCGCCCCAACGATATAAACCACCGCTCGAAACGCGGATTTTCCCAGTTGAAGATAGACTTCACGCCACAAGTCCTCCTTAAGTTCCTCGATAATTAAAGCTCGCTCTTCAGCGCTAAGCCGCCGCTGTTGTTGCTTGGTCGCTTCGCCAGGTTGTTCTTCTTGTCTCTGCGCCATCATTGAATGTATCCTTTCCAGTTTAAGGTGCCGGTGTAGTAGCCCACCAGGTCGGTGAGGTCGTCGGGTAGTTTCCAGTGTTACTATCTTGCTGGCTGTAGTAAGTGACCCCGACACACAAGACTGTATCATTCGTGTTGTACGTAGTGAGTCCGTTGTAATAAGAATTGCTGGTGAAGTCGTCCGCCGGCATCGGCTGGGTCCAGGGAGGAGTGATGTTCTCCGGGACAGCTCGGGCGAAGTCTTGGGGTTGGCGGGGTTCCCAGTGTTCCGGGCATACATAATACCCCTGCCAGTGGCGCTTGAGTGTCGAGGCTTTAAATTTCCTCCCGCACTGATAGCACACCGCGTTGTAGTCCCCGAGCGCGAGGTAGTCCGCTTTACCTTTTGAAGGGAATCCCATTACTCGTCTCCTAGAAGTTCTTTATCTCGCTTGGCCTGCTGCTTGGCGTTGTAGAGTTCCTTGCCGCCGAAGACGTGGTAGTAGAGAGGGCGGCCGATGATGGGAAGGTACTGGACAGCTCGCCAATCCCGCGTCCCGTCTGCTTTCTGTTCGCCCGTCTTGAGTAGGGTATCAAACATCTCGAACGGCGGCACACCCAGGCTCAGCACCGTCTTCAGTGGTGCGTCTGAGAAGTTCTTCAACTGATACTCCGACATGCCAAAGTTCTTCAGCACATTCAGTCCTACCGTCGTGGCGTTCAGTTCCTCGGTCTCTTTACCCAGCATCCAGTCTGTGATCTGATTGATCGTGGCATTGGCCAGCCCCAAAATCATCCCATACCTCAGCAGTTTCCCCATCCCCAACACAGGTTTCCCCGCCTTGATATCAGCATAGGCGTCTGTCCGCACCATATCAAACTGCTTGAGGGTGAAGCTGTTCAACATGTAAGCCGCCCGCCCGTTCGGAAAGCGGTGATACAGTTGAGGCAATTCCGACTTCGTGATCGGCTGAATCCGGGCGAGTTCACTAAACTGATACAGCCTCACGTTCTCGGAATCCCACTTCCCTTGCTGCAGGTCCCGCACAAGCTGGGGGAACTCGTCCCCGAAGGCGGCTTGGTATTTCGACGCGAGCTTCTGAATCCCGGCGGGCGTCTTGACCAGTTTTTCTGCCTTGGCCAGCGAAGCATTCAGATTCACGTCCTTCCCGATCAGGTCCGCCTTGCTAAACCCGGCGGTCTTCATGGCGGCGTTCAGAGTCTTGGACGATTTGGCCTGATTCGCAAACTCCGCACTGATAGATTCCACCAGCCCAAAGTCTGTTGCATGGACCCGTTCCTTCCCGGTAAGCTTCTGCACCACCGCTTTAGCAGTCGGCAGCATCCCCTGCGTAGCCGCCGTCGAAGCTACGTCCGCAAACTGTTTCGTCGCTGACACCACGTTCGCCAGCAGTCCCGCGTACACCGCATTCTTAAAGAATTGCATGGCGGGGTGTGCCCCCTGCTCTCCTGGCCCAAACCGATCCTTGAACATTCCCAGCAGGTCCTGCTCAGCCTCCCGCGACAGTTTCCCCTTCTGCATTTCCTCCCGGATGAGATTGCCCACAGACCCTTCCAGGTCCATATACCCCTCTGGCGTCTTGGCATACCCCTTCCCAAACAACTTTGCCTTCTCAATCGCGGTAAGCATTGTCCGGACATAGGTATGGTAGGCTTCGACGGGACTCGCGTAGAATTGCTGCAGGTCCGGTGTGATCTCTTGAATCGTCCGGCCCTTGGTGAAGCCCGGCTTGAAGTCTTTTCCGGTGTACCCCCGCATGACTTGATTGATGACGTGGGCTTCTTGGACAGGTGTGAGGAGGTCTCCGGATTTCTTCAGGGATTCCTTGTTCGCCTCAACGAGGCGGTCCTCCAGGGTCGACCGGGCGGCTTGTCCGAGACTGTTAAGCAGCCCCTCCCGATCCACCACAATCCGCGGGAAGTAATCTGACAGCATTCCCCGGAGCACGCCCAGCTTCTTCGCCTCCGCCCCGATGTCATCCAGGCTCTTCCGGATAGTGTTCCATCCCCGAATTAAGGTCAGGTCGCCCGTCGCAATCAGTCCCTTCCGGATCGCCGCCGTGTCATTGGTGGAGATAGCGCGGGCCAGCGCCTTCCCTTCCTCTCCCGGCACCTTCCCCAGCGCATCAAAGAAGGGCGTGGTCTGCTCAATATAAGCATGCGGACGAGTCTTGACTGCATACTCATACTTCTGCAGGCGTTCCGCCAGGGCCGGACTGATATTCCGCACCCGTGTCATCATGCCGCCCAGGGCCACGTCCGCCGCCTTCATTCCCGGCTTGGCACCGAAGGCGAGAATCAATCCCAATGCTCCACCTTTCAGCGCCGCTCTCAGTTTATCCTCATCCGCCAGACTTGCCATGAGCGTGGCGCCCGTCCCGGCGGCAGCCATTGCCTTGAGGAGTTGCGGGTCCACCTTCCCGTGCATGTGGATAGGTCCCTGGAACTTCTCCGTGGGGACTTCAATCCAGCCGTGACCTTGAGCGTCCCTGACCTCCTTGCCGCCGAGGGACTTGAGGTAGCGGGTGTAGTCGCCGGCGTATCGGTTGTAGATGGATTGGTGGGCAGGCTCACTAAAGTCGTTAGATCGGGCAGTAGTTACATCAGCCGGGTCTATCAAGTCACCCGCATCTCTATTCCGCGGCCACCCCTCCACCTTCGCCACAGTATCTGCGTCAGCAAACCTTACTTTCGCCTCACCACTCTCAGCCGCTTGCTTCAGCTCCTCTCGGATCAGGCGGCGGTGGGAGTTCTTGAGGACGGGGTTAAGGCGAGCAACTTCGCCTCCTTTAATTTTAATATCTAATTCATGTGCTCGAAGTCCCGCCTGACGCGCAAGGTCGTTAAGATAGTTCCAATCCGATAAATCGTTTCTAGGCTCAAAGCCCAGTTTTTTAAGTTGTATTCTAGCTTCTTCCAGTCGAGGACCTGCTATACCTGTAGAGCGTGTTCTAGAAGCTGCGTCTTGTAGAGCAATAGCCTCTTTCCAAGCTTGCACTGACTCCTTTTTTAAACGCGGTAAATCTTCAGTAGCTACACCCTTCGCGTGCTGCGCCAGATCACTCTGTACTTCCACCACATGCCGAACCCCGTCCTCCTTGAAGCTC